GCCGGGAATACTGGATAGGACCCCGCCTTTCGGCTTTCCCTACCCAGGTGATGCTCAAATGCATGTAAATATTTTCTGTCTCAGGCACCTCTTTTCAAGGTTTCCAAGACACGAAGATAACACTGCAGCATTCTAAAACAGAATGTCAGACTAGACAAGGCATTTGCCGGACACAGTCGAGCTTCTCCCACTTCTCCTTTCGGATATTAGGATTTTCATCTCGCTCCGCGACAATATTACCACTCTACCGCTCCACTCTTTATTTAGATTCCTTATCTCCAAGTGAACGTCAAAGTCTTGTAGGAAACAGAACTGATGGTTTTGACCTCAGCTCCGTTTTCTCACCAATCTTACGCGGACCATGGATCAGGGAGTTCTCGGTCCGGATCTTTACTCAACTTAAGAACTTCTCATCTAAAAGGGGTTTCCCTTTCGATAATTTGAATCTGTCGACTATCGAACGATAGTCAGACAGGTCGCTCTTAAGCGGAGGTATTGATACGGCCCAATAGGCTTCCTGGATTCAGAACAGGACATTATAACAAGGTCCAGTCAACCACGGTGACTGTGTCGAACTTTCGAACACATCCGTAATTGCCTTCGCCTCCTTATAAAGCCCATTCTCCATCCAATCCACTGTCTGCTTGTTACCTGAATATGTTCCTCGAGTCGGCAATAGGTTGCAGATTCGGTCGATTCTAGCCTGGTCGGTTAAGGCCTGGCTAGTAATCTTTTCGGACGCTCCCGCAGGAAGTACAGGCCAGTATTCACTGGACTGCACAATCCACTGAGGACGAATATCCCAAGACTTGATATTTAATCAAGAATTGGTATTCATCTTCAATGGACCCCACGGAGAGGCCCTCCATATTCCAACAGTAGCAAGCTTCTTGTTGATTTTATCAAAAGTCGCCGACAGGTGTCCACGGACTCTATACCCTAAACCAAGGAAACCAGAAATTGATTTAGCACCAAGTTCATATTTTGTTATGAATTCAGTACTAGATTCAAAATCAGCCAGTGCCGCCACCATTTCCTTAAAAGGAACGGGTGAGCAGTCTGTGCCCTGGACGTAATATCGTTTCGCAAACTCCAGTACTCCCTTTCGAGAGACTAGAGACTTGTGAATACCGATACCTACGCCCAAAGTTTCCATTAGTGTCAGGTATGAACCCGCAACATCCCCGTTAGCGATAATAATATCGTCACCAAGAACTGCGTAATCTCAGAAAGAACCCCAAGTATATCCCTTACGTGCTGCCGCCCAATGTACAATAAAGTGGTGCGTCAATGCAAGCATTGGTCAAGATGACAATGCACCCATTGGCTGGCCCACTGCATAACGAACGGTCTTTGGCAATTCGCCCTTCACAACCACGCCTTTCGGCAACAGCTGAGGCACAACGTACGAACGTCCTACCAGTAGGTGGCTCCAAGCCCAACCAAAATCTCATCCGAAGATTCAATTTAAAAGTTGAGCCTGAAGACGCACTGGCAGTCTATCCGTAGCTGCACTTAGGTCATAACATCAAAAGCGGGTTTTCCCGCTATCAATGAGTGACTGAACAGGAGCAAATTGATCAAAGGTTCCGTCGCTAGGCAAGCGTTCCAGCTTCTTGAATACAAAATCATGAAGTGGACCCAGTAATCACTGAGTCCAACACTCGACCATTGCGAACACTCGAACCTTACCGGCTGCCTCTAACTTTAAACCCAATTTTCCAACTGGGAGAGTTATTGGCTTAACACCGGCTTTTGCCTCCTTCCAAACTCTTGCGAATCTACTACCTTGCGGTAAGTACATTAGCAATCTTTCGAAAGAAGGGTACACTTCACTGGCCATTAGGAAAGAAGCGCCGTAAAGGATCCCCTTTGGGGACCACGAGACCTTCTGTCCTTTACCTTGGAGACAAGGTGTTGACTTGCTCAACGGTCTGAAATCGGGATCGTCTAGACGGGTTTCCCCCGCCTTGAGACGCAGGACAATAGAAAGGAAGGAGTTTATCGCTCTCTTCATCTCGGGCTCCACGGAAGAGTAATCTCTTCCGGAGTCGGTAATAGTTGACAGCTTCAATGTACCTGGAAAGGTTAAAACTCGATAGATCGAGAATCAACTTAACCAAATACGAAGAAGTGCTCTATCACCTTGTCTAATACGTCTACGGTGTTCTCGGGGTATAATCCCCGGGAGACCGCCACGATCTCGACCCACAGCAGCCCCAAGGGACTGACTGGCATGTAATCGATGACCCCCCACGGTCTGCATAGTAAGAACATAACAATTCTTAGTATACAGAACGAGCCCCTTACGCCCTTGCGAGCGCAAGAGGTTGGAGTATCTACGAAGACACACAACCGCTGAACGAGCCAATGCTGCAGTGTTACCCCCACGGATAGACCAGTTGACCTTTAATAGCCAATTGATCCACCCGCGACCTCCCTTTCGAGAGATCATACCATTTAACATCTGAAGAGTTCTTTGAACATCACTACGTTGAGAGGAAATTTTGTTTCTTTTCATGTGTGAAGTTCAAAGCTTTGGATACTTTGACCTACGACCCCGGTTCACCGGTATTCTTTACGGTCTCGTCTTTAGACGAATTCTCGCTACTACCTCTACATCGGATTATTTCATCTCTCGACTACTCAATCTCCAAATGGAGAGGTTTCGCACAAAGTATCAGGTTTAGCGACCTGGAGCGAACCTACTCTATCACCTCCTACGTTGTTTCCCTTAAGTACTAAAACGCATCCCAGATTAGGGGCTAAGTGACAGTACATCGTCTTGCAAACTCCCTGAACTATTTCTCGTGCTAAACTCGGTATCCGCCTTTTGAGCGGTCCGTAGGCAGCCCTTATAGGCAGCTAGTTATAGCCAAAGGAAGTAACTCTTTATCCTTTCCCGTAATTCCCAGTCGTGAGACCAGTACCGACGAGTCAGAACCAGAATATACACCTTCCGGTCTCGACACATAGTGATGCCGAAACCACAAGTTTCGCTGGAACTCAAATGCAAAACACTTACTCGCTGTATGAACAGCCAGTGGAAGTGCGGTGCAATTGTACCGGACTTCCCGGTAGGAGGATCGTAAGGTCCTCC